GAACTGTTGCGGTTGCACCAGAAGTTAATCCAGTGATAGTTTCTCCAACAGTAAACTTTGCATCCGAATCTTCAAGAACAACATTGTCTTCATTTTCATCTAAAACAAAGTTAGTTGAAGTTGTTTCTTGAACAAGATAATTATTTACTTCACTAAATGTAACTTCAGCACTTTCAAGAAACTGATAGTACGTTCTAATAAACTGAGAAAATACTGGATGGTCTGACTGAATAAATTCAGGCAGTTGCGTTCTAATTAAAGGTGATAACTTATTTGTTAGCGTATTGTCATCATACGACATTATTAGTATCCACTAGAAGTTGAAGCAGATGTAGATTCATATGATGTTGTTGTTGTGTAACCAACACCAGCAGATGCACCACCACCAGCAATTGTATCCTCATTTGAAGTAACAGTTGTGTTTGTAAAGTCAATTTGTAAAATTTGATTTCGTACCGCAACAACGTCAGTTGAATTTGGTGTAACAACAACTCTAACCTTAGATGAAGACGCACCGTCAATGTTAGAGACAGATGTGATATTAAATGCAGTCAATATAATTTTGCCAGTGTTGTAATCAATTGTACCAGCAGTTTCATCTTTGTATGTAATGGTTGTTCCATCTGTATAGTAGAACATTCTAACTATACCGTTACCATCATCATTAATGAACATCTCATTAGAGTCTCCAGAGATTTTAAATCCTGTTGATGAAACTACACCACCAGCAGAACTCATATGTCCAGTGTGTGGATTATATACTGCATTGTTAAATTCAAGTTCATACTTTGTATTTGTATTTAAGATTGGCGTAAAGGACTGACCAAGTTTTACTGTGGTGATATTAGACAAAATAGATTCATCCGTATCATCAATCAAACCTGTAAGTTGTGAGTGTCTAAAGACACCATCAAACTTTTGCAAATTATTTGTATCATAGTTTTGTAATGTTGTTGTAACATTACTTACCAAAGTTTCAGCAGTCTTTGTTGTATTCTTTTTATTATATTTAAATGTTACTCCAAGTCGAACAGAAGTTGTAATGGGGTCAACGATAACAGGTGTCACGGATGCGATAGTATATTCGCTCTTTAAGTCTTTTACTATTTGTTCTTTTGCAGAAGCAGTGATAGAACCAGATGTTGGAACGATTGAAATATATGAACGTCCGTATACAGGAGTTGAGTTATCTTCTCCACCCCATACTTGCACAGACTTTGTATTTGCATACACCTTTGGAATAATTGTTTTGTAATCTTCTGGGGTAACCGCACGACCTTGTGCTGCGTAATCAAGAGGAGCATTCAATTTAATAGACTGAATAGATTCTCTTTCCGCACCACCAGATGCAACGGATACTGTTGCTGTAGTAATATCAGTAACACCAGATATTGCAGCAGTAGTTGAAAAATTCTTTGCACCATTTGATGCGGTCTTATTCGTTACAAGATATTCCATAACCACAACATTGTTATCAGACAATGCACGACCAACAATACCGTCACCAAAATAAATTTCAAATTGACCATCATCACACTCCTGTAGAAAATATACGTTTGAGGTTGAACTTGCTTTAGTTATATCTGTAGCAAGATTATATGTTGAAAAGGTTGAAGAAGACGCATCAGAATATATTTGAACTTTTAAAGATGTTGTGTCTGCCCTTTCATTTGTAAGTTTAAATTTCTGGTCAACATTTTTTGTATCAACAACATATCTATTCTTTACCATTGTACCTTCATGTATAGGAACATTAGAAAAAGATATAACACCGTTTGCGACAGTAGTTTGATAATCTGACAATGTGCGGAATTGATACGACACATCATCGACACTTGCAGTAAAAACTGTATCTCTTGGAATGATTGCGGTTGTTAGTGTTGATGGAAAATTATTTAATGTAACATTTACTGTTGCAGATGGAGCACGAACAGAATTGGGTGTGTAACCTAAAGTCTTTGCATGAGAAATAACTGACGCACGAACAGATGCGGTATCAAGAAACATTTCGTTTGCAGCCATGTTAACATTCATTGCAAGGTAGTGTGTGTTGTATGCGAGCACATCAAGTAATGCATTAATGCCAGAACCTTCAAAATCATAATCCGTAAACTCATCTTGGTTACGCATGAATGTTTTTAGATTTGATTTTATATCATCAAAGTCTAAGTCAGTTACATTTAATCGTTTATCTGTGGTTGCCATTATCGTATTCTCTCTAAGTTAAAAGTCATATCCACAAGTTCTGAAGGAGAATTAATAATATAAAATTCTACAGTTACTTCATAAACATTATTATCAAAGTTAGGATTGACTGCGACCTCAGCAAGTTCAACCCTTGGTTCAAAGTTTATTATTGTATCTTCAATCATTTTACGCAACGTGTTTGATATAAATGGACTCATGTTTTCAAACAACAAACCCCTAACACCAGAACCTATCTCTGGATGAAAAGGTTTTTCATAATGATTATACATTACAAGATTACGAACACTTCTCTTTACAGCAGAAACATCTGTTAGTGGTGATAAGGTTTTCTTCACAGGATGCTTTGTGAAATTAAGATTTAAATCTTTATAAACCTTTGCACTACGAATTGAATCGTTAGTTGATTGTGCATCTCTGTATGCGGAGTTTACTGCCATTGTTATCCCTTATCTCTCTTTGTATTATTTAGTCAGTTTTACCCACCAGCAAAAACATTTCCAGAACCAGATGCAGATGCGTTCGGCACCCAAGAACCATGTCCACCAGTTCCATCACCTAGTCTATGAACACCAATACCATTTACAAAAACAGTTCCACTACCACCTGTTGCTGGGTCACCACATCCTGTGGCATCTCCTATACGAACAGTCTTTGCACCATTTGTAAAAACATTTGGAGAACCAGCTGCATATGCTGTTTGATGAAATGGATTTGGTGTAGGACTTGCATGACCTACATGACTATCTAATCCTACTCTTGTAACTGCGGGCATAGTATCTCCTAGTTTAAGTCTATCTTACTTGCGTCAATATCTAGATTACCAGAGATACCAGTAGTTTGATTGCCACTAAATGTTTCCGTAACATCTCCAGCAACGGTTTCTGATTTAATTCCACCATAGATGTGGGCGACTGCACCGACTACGTTTTCGTTCTCAAGACCAAGAATTGATTTAGTTCTAAATCCTGTTAGTGTTGTTGAGTGTGTATTGATAACAACATCAGTTCCATATTGNTCAACAACATTACCTTTGATTACTTCTGTTTTATTTCCATCAACCTGTACATTCCAATCGCCTTTGATATATGTTCTACAATTAGAGTCGATTGTAAGATTGACATCACCCTTAATATTACAGAAATTATTACCAGCAACTATCTCATAGTTCTGTCCAACCACTCTNGTTACCTTGTTTCCGTCTGCATCAATCTCTGTAAATGTGCCACTCTTATGTTTCTGATATATTCTTTCCGCATAAGGCGTATCATCATGTTCTGTAATGTGTCCACTCTCTGTTTCATAGGAACGATTGTATGGATATTCTGTGTTTCTTCTTTTATAAGGAGCAACTCTATCTTCTTTTGTTTCTGGGTTGCGACCTTCTGCGTCAGCACCACGAATTGAATCGTCTGTGGTCTTAGGTTCTTTCCAAGTTATTGCGGTAACATCTATATTGGTTGCAATTTTATCTTTCCAAACTTCACTAGTGTTTATCGTAGATAAATCATCACCTAAAATTTTCTGGTCAATGTCAGAGTTTGCGATAGGAACTTCTTCAGTTACCGCACCATCACGCTCTTCAATTTCTGGATGAATATTTTCTGAGTCATTCTTAACCAAACGACTCATATCACTATCAGCAGTTCTTATTGGATATGGCCCAAAGTCTGGTTTGTATGTATATGCTTCTTCACTTTGAGTTGCACCTTCATTGCGTGGGTCATTAAATCCCTTGTCAACGGTTTGTGATTCAGATGGAACGCCTGGAAGTGTACCCATGATAATAGGTTCTTGCAATTGGTCTGGGTCACGAAAGAAACCTACAACCCAACTACCCTCAACGATGAACGGCATACCTTCACCTAGTCCACCCATGGCACTTGTTGTTGTTGGCATCATAACCCATGCCCAAGGTAAGTCTGTTGTTGGTATCTTTTCTACATCGTCTGTATGATAACCAACGCAACGTACACGAACACGACCAAGTTTATCTGGGTCATCTCTGTCTTCAACGACACCTGTAAACCAAATAAAACCATCTCTGCCTAAAAAATTCTGCATATTAAAACAATCCTTTATTAGATTATTTATACAGAAAGGGGGAACGATTGTTCCCCCCTTTGATTGGCGCATCCGACAGGACTCGAACCTGTGACCTACGGTTTAGAAGACCGTTGCTCTAATCCAACTGAGCTACGGACGCATTATTCTATTCAACTCTATCGTGGATTGGAACAGCACCGTAGAAACTGTGACCAAGAAAATATTCAATCATCTCACTGAACCTTGAGTCAGATGTTGCGGCATAGTTACCACCCATCATTGTCTGTTTACCTTTTGATTCCTCTGGAATAACTTTCACTGAAGAACCAAAACCAAAAGTTTGTTTTACCAACTCAGCGGCAGGGTAATCATCAGATGGGTCAAACGGGCCAGGCACGTTAGTCAGACAAAGACCTTTGATGTTCCTTGCAGACACACCACCGTTTGTACAATCTCTTTCATTCGTCTTATAAACATTCACTAGTAAACCCATTACATATTCTCCATACATTCGTTGTAGTATTCTTTTACGAAGTTCTCATCTACATGAGCAACGTCTGGGTCTTGTTTAACAAACCCAATCACCTGTTGAATGTTATCACACTCAGCATCTATAGCGGCATGGACACTTTCTTGCATATCCATAATCCAAGCATTTACTTTTCCCATATTATTTTCTCACTTTCTATTTCATTATAACTTGTTAACAGAACAAAGTCAAGTGTTTTTCTTAAAAAGAATAAACCCACCTGTTCCAATTAGTGCAAACCCAATAGTCAAAACCATAAACATTTCTTCCCATGTGTTTGCATATTCCATACACTTCCCATCACAATCATTAGCACTGCCTGCAATTGCAAACAAACCCATGACAACTAAAAATCCACCTAGAACATTCATCATTACGCAGCCTCCACGATTTCGTAATCTTTATCCCACTTACCGACACCAATACTTACATAGTAAGCAACATCAAAATAGTCACTCTGAATATCATTGTTGTTGTAGTATTCTTTACCACCAGCAAGTCCAGGCGCAGTGTGAGCAATCTCAGAAACCTTGTCTAAGATTTTTGCATTCTCTTCACCATAGAAATCTTTAGTGTGGAAGTGATTGATTTGATGATGACCATCAAGGTTGTCAGTCTTCATTTCGTGAGCATACTTATCAAAGAATTCATACTCAGCGAACCTTGGGCCTTTCATAAAATTAACATTGACACCCAACCAATGGTCACGAGTCACAGAAAATTTGTATTGAGGGAACGCTTTCTTCAAAGCAACCCTAACGTGTTTAACATCTTCAGCAGTTATATAAGCCATATTTAATTTCCTCTCTCAGTTTCTATAGTTATTATATCAATGTTATGATAACAAGTCAAGTACTTTTTTCATCTTTTTTAAAGTTTTTTTCCTCAACAATATCAAGGACTTACCCCCACTGAAGTTCATTGTCAGCAAGGATAATGTCACGAACTCGCTCTCTATCAACCGAATCGCCCCCACCCCACTCAAGTGATTCGGCCTGACCGAGTTGAGTGATGTAGGTTTGAACACCTTTGATAACCATTGTATTAGTCATACCCTTGATAGGATAGACACCATCTTTATCATTATAGAATGAATCTACATAAGCGATAAAGTCACATAGAGTATCCACGATTGTATTTGTATTAGTCATAAGTCACCTGTGCTGCATAATCAATTTCATCAAATATTTTTTCTAGTTCGGCAATTCGTTCTTTGCATTGCATTTTTGCGAAACCATTGCCTGGCGTTTTCTTTTTAATCTTCTCAATTGACTTCAACATATCAGTGAAGTAAACATACTCTTTTTGAATTTGTGTTATATATTCCATTATCCAATCTCCATCA